TATGAAGTAAGAGCGGCACGTAAACTAGCTATTGCCAAGTCTATTGATTCTCAAGCACAAACAACAAAAAGAGTTGATGTTAATAGGTTTAGGAATAATAGAAATAGAACCTCATTAAACAACATTACTGCAACTAGTCCTTAGTAATAGGTATTTAATGGATAGAGTTAGAGATCATCAAAACAGTTTTACAAAAGGGGAACTTGACCCTAATATGATAGCAAGATTAGACCTTGCAGCTTATTCTACTGGGTTAAAAAAAGCACGCAATATTGTTGCAATTAACCAAGGCGGGGCAGAACGAAGAGGAGGCACAGCATTTCGTGCAAACTTAGGCGGAGCATCAAGGTTAGAAGCATTTGTATTTAATCTTGGGCAAGAGTATATATTTGCATTTCAAAATACTGCACTTAAAATCTACTCAACAAACGGCACATTGTTGCAAACAATAACTAGTTGTGTTTGGGAAACAGATGAGTTGTTTGATATGGACGTAGCTCAAACAGGTGACACAATGCTCATTGTGCATGAAAATTTTTCTCCACAAATTATAACAAGAACAGGGGCTACTTCATTTGCAAAGACTGCATTTGGTTTTGATACTAGCACTAACGGAGAAAAAGTTTACCAACCTTATTTTAAGTTTGCAGACAGTACAGTTACCCTAGATATTAATGCAATAGATAAAGACAACACTAGCGTTACTTGCGTAACTTCAGCAGATTATTTTACTAATGCTTATGTTGGTATGAGGCTTAGGTATCATGGAGTTGAGTTATTAATTACAGCATATACCAATGCGACAACTGTTACAGCAACGCTAAAAGGTGATGTCTCTATTGCTTTAGATGATGACCCTTTTAAAACAGCACAAGGTTCAGGCGTTGTAGAGGTTACTATGGCTCAACATGGATTTTCTACTGGAGCTAGTATTACTTTGTCAGGATCAGAAGATGTTTTTGATACAGACGGAAATGGTATAACCGCAGCAAATCTTAATGGAACTCATAGCATTACTGTTACAGACGATAATCATTTTACATTTACAGCAGGAAGTTCTGATACAGCTACAGAATCTGTAGATGGAGGTGGCGTTAATGTTAAATTAGCAGGACACCCTCCAACAAAAAATTGGGACGAACAAGTAATTTCTTCAGTAAATGGATTCCCTCAAACAGTAACTTTCCATGAACAAAGATTATACTTTGGTGGAGTTACAGCTTTGCCAGATGGAATACAGGGAAGTAAGATAGGATCGTTTTATAACTTTGATGTAGGCGAAGCGGCAGATGATGACTCTATACAAATACAAATTGGCTCAGATCAAATTAATGAAATAAGACATTTGATATCAGGTAAGAATATACAGATATTAACAAGTACCGGGGAGTTCTATTTAAAACCGCCTGTCTCTCAACCTGTTACTCCTACTGATATTAGGATTATTCAACAGTCTACTTTTGGCTGTCAGTTAAAATGTAAACCAAGGCAGTTTGATGGTGCTACTATTTTTATACAGAATAATGGCAAAACTGTTAGAGAGTATTTGTATTCTGAATCTGCTGAAGAATATAGCTGCTCATAGTATTTCTCTTTCTTTCTAGTCATTTAATAAAAAATCCTATAGATTCGGCTATACTTTCTTCTATGAACGACAGAACGAGGCCCGATTTTATCGTCGGGTCTCGTTTCATTTGCCCTTCTTTCCCGCGAGGGTTTGGGGCTTTTCTTTACTGTAGCCTCGTATCTGTGTGACGTTGAGGGAGGACTTTTTTAACCCCCTCAGATACGCCCTTGCCACGTCCTCAGTCAAGCCTGTTTGTTCTGATAGGACCGTGGCCCCAGTGTCGAGGGTCCGCAACCCTTTTTTAAAGTCCACCATTGTTTCGATGATGTCCTCGTGGGTTGCGGGTTTCTTTACACGGTTAGCCATTCTCTTGCTTGTTCCCCTAGAACCGCTGCACCTATGTTGATTTTGTTTCTCAAAGCTTTGACGATCTTTTCATCAATCGTTTTCTCTGTGATGAGATCAACGTATGTTACTGGGTTATGTTGCCCGATGCGGTGAGCGCGGTCCTCTGATTGTATTCTAGTTTCGAGGTTGAAGTCATTGGCATAGTAGACCACGAGGTTTGCTTCAGTCAATGTCAGACCGTACCCTGCGGTTGCGGGGTTACCAACAAAGAACCTGAGTCTATCCCCGTTTTGAAAGTCCTTCACGATTTGGCTACGTTTATCATCGGATGTATCCCCGAAGTATGCAGCGGCACAGCCCTCACCAAACCGTTTGTTTAACGCCTCAGTAATTGTTTGTATGTCGTGCCGAAACCGTGACCAGATTATGGCTTTGCCTTGGTGTTCTTCTATTATTTCAAGCAGCGCATCCAGTCTGGTTGAGGGGAACGTAAGCATCTCGCCCTCATCTGTCTTGAGATGACCGGACATAACTTGCTGCATGCGTAGGAGTTGGGTGATTACAGCGGGGGCCGTGGTCATTTCACCATCCTCGAACATCACCATAGCATTGGTCCGAAGTCCTTCATACATTCGGCGTTGCTCCGGTGTCATAGATACATTTCGATAGGTGTATATCTTTTCGGGCAAGTCGAGGCAGTCTTTCTTCAGCACCCGAAAGGAAAACGAATCTATTCTGTCGGTGAGTTCGTCTATGTTTTTGTATCCCAGTATTTGAGTGAAGGCAGTGGCCCCCATTTTTACCTTTTGCATAACAGCGTATCGACTTTGAAATGCCCAGAATGATTCGAAGCCCATGATTCCGGAGCGTAGAAACTCTGCTTGCGCCCAGATATCCATCGGGCTTTTGGTAACGGGTGATCCGGTGAGCAGCCGCCTGTATCTAAAGTTCTGAGCAATCTTGAGCAGGGCCTTGGTGCGTTTGGCCTTGGGGTTTTTGATCGTGGTGCTTTCATCCACGGCAATCATACCACGGGACCCGTATCGTTTAGAAAACCATTCCCCTGCGGTCCTGCCTTTGAGAGAACTGAAAGCCTCAACGTTCATAACGAAGATTGTCAGGCCCTCGAAGGGTTCTTGAACCGCCCTCATTTCTTCTTGCTGCTTTTTGTTTCCCCCTGCAACCCAGCGGATTACACGGTAGTACACATTGTCAGACATGTGCTCCGGTATTTCTTTCTCTACCCAGTTTCGATACACGCCCTTGGGTGCGATGACCAAGGCGAAGTCTATGTCATGCCTTAGATATAGCATGCCCATATTATCTATAAGAACCTTAGACTTTCCGGTCCCCATCTCCATGAAGTAACCAAACTCAGGTCGCAACAGCCCCTCCTCCAACGCAGCCATTTGATGGTCGAACGGATTTTTTTTAAAATTGTACTTGAAGTCCATGACAGTTTCCCTTATTGTCTATTTTACGGATTGTTTATTATTCTACAGATAATAATCTGACCCGTCAACTACAACCCTGAAGAGGATCAACTTATGAACGATATTTTTGACGACATGTTTGACGAAGGCCAAGCGTTGGCTGGAGTTGATACAAGCACTGGGAAAAACCTCAGTGATCTAGTGCGTACAATGCGCGGGATCGAAGACCAGATGGTCGATGCCGAGGCGCACTTGAAAGCATTGAAGGCTGAGAAGCACAAGCTATCGGTCGAACAAATACCATCACTCATGGATGAGATGGGCGTTGAGCGTCTTGATGTAGACGGCTTGACTGTGCAGCGAAAGATGATGGTGCATGCCAGTATCCCAGTATCGCGGAGAGAAGAAGCTTTCTCTTGGCTTCGGGAGCAGGGGCTAGATGACATTATAAAGAACGATGTGATCTGCACCTTCGGCAAGGGGCAAGACAACATGGCGAAAGATGTTGTTGGCATCCTGAGTGACCGTGGTTTCGAACCGAATACCAAGACCCACGTTCATCCCTCTACGTTGAAAGCGTTTATCAAAGAGCGTGTGACGGACGGGAAGCCTATCGACCTCGACATGTTTGGGGCATTCATCGCAAACGCAGCAGAAATTCGGAGGAAAGTATAATGGGTGCGGTAGCAAATAAAAAAAGTGCAGAGTTAAGCACAGACGTAATGGACGATATCTTTGCCACAGCGGGGGAAGGTGCATCGTTTGACAGTAGCGAGATGCAGATACCGTTTGTACGGTTGCTTCAGGCTATGTCTCCACAGTTAAACAAGCGCAACGCTGAGTACATTGAAGGCTCTCAGCAGGGTGATGCGTTTAACAATGTGACATTCCAGATATGGGAAGGCGAGAAAGGTATACAGGTTATCCCCTGCTATCAGTGTACCAAATACCTAGAGTTCGTGCCGCGTGACTTGGGTGGCGGGTTCAAAGGAGAGATTGCCGCCACTGATCCGGTGCTGACCAAGACAACACGGTCAGGGTCCAAGGAAATGCTACCCAACGGCAACGAACTGGTGAAATCTGACCAACACTTTGTGTTGATTGTCGAGGAAGACGGTTCTTATCAACCTGCGGTAGTAGATATGAAATCTACTGCCCTTAAAGTAAGCCGCCGTTGGAAAACACAGATCGCCATGCAGAAAGTTAAGCATCCTAAGTCGGGTGCGATGGTTACTCCTGCGGTCTTTGCCACGATCTGGCGTCTCCGATCTGTTGAGGAGAGTAACGATCAGGGTACATGGAACAACTGGGCTATTGAAAAGGTCGGGTTGGTTAAAGAGAAAGACCAGTTGCAAGAAGCCATGCTGTTTAGGCAGTCGGTTGCAGCGGGTTAGGTTAAAGCAGCACCAGAGGTTGAAACCTCCAAGCCAGCCTCTGCAGAACGGAATGACGAAATCCCGTTCTAATCTGCTTTAGGGGGGCGCGGGTCAGGTTTCGCACTGCGAGGCTCCCCCCACTTTCTCAGGGATTATTGTAATGACACAAGCTAGTAGGATGCTGGCTATCTTCGATGGTTCGCGGGTAGCGTATGGCTCTACAAAAATAAAACGTGTGGGCCGGAACGGTAAAACGGAAGCCGACAGTTGGATTGTGCGTGATCCTCTGACCGAGGAGGCTATGCAAAAACATTTGGATGGATCGTTAGGTGTTGGGTCCATACCGATAGACGAGGAGAATGCCTGCCGTTTTGGTTGCATTGACATTGATGTTTACGATCTGGATCACAAGCAACTGCAGCAAAAGATTACGCAGTTAAAGTTCCCGTTGTCTCACTGCCGTTCTAAGTCTGGCGGAGCGCACCTCTACCTGTTTCTTAATCAGAAAGAGTCGGCGGCGGTGGTTCGAGAGTTCCTGACCGAGATGTCTATTGCTTTGGGGTTCTCAGGTTCAGAGATTTTCCCCAAGCAAGACACAATATTATCGGATCAGGGAGACGTGGGTAACTTTATTAACCTGCCGTACTTCAAGGCGGAGGAGACGCTTCGATACTGCTTTGATAGCAACGTCGAGGCGTTAGAGTTGGATGACTTTCTGGATCATGCAGAGAAGTCCGAGACCACGTTAGATGATCTGGAAGCTTTAAGACTTGGGGGCAAGGAAGAGTTCTTTGATGGACCGCCATGCCTACAACACATCTGTTCGCAGGGTGCAATCTCAAGTGATAGAAACTCAACGCTGTTCAACTGTGGCGTGTACTGCCGTAAGAAGTGGGCGGATGATTGGGTCGAGAAGCTAGAAGAGATGAACCGAAACCTTACGGCCTCTCCACTTCCTGCCTCTGAGATATCTGCGCTGCAGAAATCGGTGGGCAAGAAGGATTATTTCTACACTTGTAAGCAAGAGCCTATCAAAAGCTACTGTGATCCGGACGTATGCCGCACCAGAAAGTACGGTGTGGGTGATGACGTACCGGATGCGCCCAAGCTAGGCGGTCTTGTGACCATGTTGTCGGAGCCAAGGCTACACTTCTTGGATGTTACAGGGCGGCGGGTGCAGCTATCAACGGAGCAGCTACAAAACCAGACGCTGTTTCAACGGGCATGCATGGATCAGCTAAGTGTTATGCCTCCTACCATGCGTCCGGCAAGGTGGCAGATGCTTATCTCTGCGCTCATGACAAACTCTACACGGATAGAGGTGCCAGAAGAACTGACCTACTCAGGACAGTTTAAAGATCACCTACGCATGTACTGCACCAGTAGGATACGGGCTGTACAGGCAGAGGAGATAACGCATGGGAAGCCGTGGACCGAGGGCGGGTTTACCTCGTTCATGATCTCGGGTCTCATGGATTATTTGCACAATCGTAACTTCAGTCAGTACACAAGAGCCGAGGTTACGGAAGCATTAAAGAAGCTGAACGGGGGCAAGGACGCCGAGTATGTCCTGAACTATCGCAAGGCTGACGGGAAGAGAACAACGGCGCGTGTCTGGCGTGTGCCTGCGTTCGAGGAAACGGATGTAGAACTAGATGTAAAGGAGATTCCAAATGACATCCCCTTCTAACCGTTTGTTAAGGGTGTCCGAGGTCGCAAAGCTTTTGGGAGTATCGACCTCAACGCTCTACAAGTGGGTGAAACAGGGCCAATTTCCACGGCCCATAATGCTTGGACCGATGAAACCCAAGCAGCGACAGACCAAGCGTTGGGTTCTGAGCGAAGTGGAACAATGGGTAAACGAAAGGGCTAGGGAAGATGATTACGAATAGTGAACTGATACTGGGACCGCCCGGAACTGGGAAAACACACACGTTGATGGAGCGGGTGAACGATTACTTTGAGGAGGGCGGTGCGCCTCATAGATTTGCGTTTGTTTCATTCACTCGCAAGTCCATTCAGGAGGCTATGGAACGGGCTTGTCTGAAGTTTAATCTAAAGCCAAAAGAGTTGCCGCACTGCAGGACGTTGCATGCCACGGCGTTCCACGGTCTTGGGCTACAGTCCTCCGATGTTATGGGGGCTGATGATTACAGGAAGCTGTCAGGTCTCCTACGTCTTGACCTACTGGCGAGAGACGGGGTTGATGCAGCGGACGGGTTAATCAAGACAACACTGTCGGGGTCAGGTGCTCAGTACCTAAACATAATCGACCGAGCGCGGTCTCGTCTGCTCTCTCTGGAAGAGGAGTTCAACGACTCGGGAAACTATGGCCTAGCATTTTCCAAGCTGGTGAATGTGGAAGCCACGCTGACTAAGTACAAGACGCAGGAAGCCAAGCTAGATTTCGGGGATTTTATTTCACGGTATGTGGAGATTGTTAATCCTCCGGAGCTAGACCTGTTGATTGTGGACGAGGCCCAAGATTTAACGCCGTCACAGTGGCAGATGGTTGCGAAGATGTCCGAGAGTGCTACGCGAACTATCATCGCGGGAGATGACGATCAGGCTATCCATGAGTGGACGGGTGTAAAGGTAGAAGACTTCCTGAGTTGCTCGGACAAAAGGGTTGTATTGAGCCAGTCCTACAGGATGCCGCAGGCTGTTCACAATCTGTCTCAGATGATTGTAAAGCGGATAGATAACCGCATTGTAAAAGAGTTCGAGCCAACGGACAGAGAAGGCTCCATTAGATACCATGTAAACATTGAGACGGTGCCCTTGGACACAGGTTCGTGGACCTTGATGGCTCGTACTAATTCATATGCTTGGGAGTTGGCAAAGCAGGTTCGAGCTTATGGATACCTGTATAGTTTTCGAGGACGGGGGAGCGTAAGCGAAGCGGTTGCCGATGGCTTAGACGTATGGCGGAAGCTGCAAGCTGGAGAGCGTGTTGGTCTTGCGCGGATTAAGGACCTATACAAGAACGTCCCGAAGATGGGGGACTATCGGGTGGTCAAGCGGGGAGCGGTTGGTTTGTTGGATGCTGCAGCGGATGACGCGATGCTTTCTTACGATGATCTTGTATCAGAGTTTGGCATGGTCGCTCCGCTAAATCGTCCGGCTTCGGACGTAATGAACCTTGGCAACGAGGACAGGCTATACATAGAGTCGCTTGAGGCACGGGGGGAGAACATCTTTGATACACCTCGTATTAAAATCTCAACCATTCACGCGATGAAGGGCGGGGAGGACGAGAACTGCATGGTGTATTTGGGTTCAACGAGGGCGTGTGAGGAGTCCAAGAACCCAGACGCGGAGCATCGGGTGTTCTATGTTGCGGTGACTAGGACCAAAGAGAACCTGCACATTCTGGAATCAGACAAGCGGTACAGGTACATGCTATGAAAAGAGATGAGGTGCTAGACAAAGCCAAGTCTCTGATCTCTGGTGACAGGCAGGAGGACTACGGGGATGCAACACAATCGTTCAGGGCCATTGCAGATGGGTGGAACGTCATTGTTTCT